GCAGTCACCTCAAGTAAAATGTTATATAGACCCAAAGGGTGACATATATAATTATTCAGAAGCATCTTTTTTAGATAGAGAAGGTAGCGATAAACATATACTAGGTAATATATGTAACTCATCATTAGAAGAAGAATTAAAAAAACAAAAGAAAATTAAACCAACAAGTGACGATATAAAATATCTAGATACATTTGCTCACTTAATTGAATATTATAAATGGGAAATTCGTAATGCTTAGAATTATATGTGTTAGGACTGGTACAAAGTATGACGAATGGTGGGAAAATAATTTAAAGTATATGGTGGATAATTACTCTGGTTTAAAATATGATGAATTTGTGGTTATAAAAGAAAACTTATATGAACTTCAAGTTGCTAATAAACTAATTATGTTTGATAGATATCGTGATGGCCAAAATATATATTTTGATTTGGATATGGTAATCAAAGGTGATTGTAATAAATTTCTTACTAATAATTTGACTGTTTGTCATGCATGGTGGAGAGAAGCTTGGCATACACCTTTAAATTCAAGTATCATATCTTGGTCTGGTGATCGATCAGATGTATTTAAAAAATGGAATGAAGACCTAGATTATAATATGGTAAAATATCATAAAGGTATCGATCAGTATTTTTATGAGGATATAAAACCTAATACATACAAAAAAGGATTCTGTTCATATCAAACTGAACAAAAAGATTTGTCAGAATACTCAATAGTATTGTTTAATCAAAGAAAAAATGAAATGCTTCAAGAAACTTGGTGCAAAAAATATATAATGGAGAAAGTGAATGTATGAATTAAAAGATTATTTGAATTCTATAAATTATGGTAAAAATAATTTAATGGATAGTGATGACGTAATGTGGGAAAAGAAATATCCAGCGTTTGTTGTAAATAAATGTCTTGCCCCATTTGGCGATACAATTATGTTAGTCAACGAAATGAATCGTCATCATCATTTAGATAAGAAGTTGCAATATGACTTTTTACTAAATAGTTTACGGACACGTAAAAGATTTGCCCCATGGCAAAGATCAAACAAGTCTAAAAATTTAGAGTATGTAAAAGAGTTTTATGGTTATAACAATGAAAAAGGACAGTCTGCTCTTAACATATTAAACAATGAACAAATAAAACAAATAAAAGAAAAATTGAATAAGGGTGGTAAACATGGAAAACGTTAAGTGGTCGAGAGAAGACATGCTCGAAATTACATTAAAACAACCTGATGATTTTTTGAAAGTAAGAGAAACACTTTCACGTATCGGGGTTGCATCTAGAAAAGAAAAAAAATTATATCAATCTTGCCATATACTTCACAAACAAGGCAAGTATTACATAGTACATTTTAAAGAGCTATTCGCATTAGACGGCAAAGAAACTAATTTGTCTGAAAATGATATAGGTCGTAGAAATCGTATTGCATCACTATTGAGTGATTGGGGTCTAGTATCTATTATAGGTAAGACAGAACCAATTGCACCATTAAGTCAAATTAAGATTATAGCATTTAAAGAAAAATCTCAATGGAACTTAGAAACAAAATATAATATTGGAAAATCAAAAAGTGATGACAGTAAACAATCTACCACAACTTAAAAGACAACTAAGACTAATAGAAGAAAATCATTTAACATACAAACCTTTTGAGGAGTATGGTAGATATCGTTTTCCTAAAGATGTTGTTAAAGAAGCATCTTTGGTTTTCGGTATTGGTGTATCAAAAGATGTTGACATGGAAATTGCTATGGCAACAGATAACCCCGATTTAAAGTTTCATTGTTTCGATGGTTCACCACAATCAAAAGAATGGTGGGATACTGATAGTTGGCCATTTAAACCATCAATGACATTTCATAATTATTGTTATGCACCCGACAATAATGATAATGTTCCATTTTATTTTAATCCTATAAAAGAAGAAGAAGAAACACTAGGGTATGGAAATAGACCATATGGCAGAGAATATGATTTAAAACCAAACTTTAAAAGTAGTATTCGACCTATTTACGAAGATAATAAACAACAACACGTTTTAGTTAAGACACAAAATTTAAGAACTATGATTAAACAACATGGTATGCCAGATATTATTAAAGCAGATACTTGGAGTATATGGTATGATACCTGTAGAGAAATATTAGATCATAACATACCAATTAAATGTTTTCATATTAGAGCTCATTTATTTTGCGAAAATGCAGATGGTTCTTTATATGATATGATAGAAATTATAGATGATTTTAAAAATAAAGGATATGAAGCGTATCTATCTAGACAAAGAGAAAACTTTGGGTGTGATATGTTTTTCTTAAAAAAGTAATTGACAAAAGACTATTAATGGTATATTATGGTGAGTGATGAGTAAGTTTTATACAAATATTATACAATGGGGAAACAATCTTTTATTAAGAGAGATTGTTAACGGTGAACGTATTAATCGTAGGGTTAAATATTCACCTACGATGTTTTGCCCCGTTATGAGAGAAACAAAATATAAAACTCTTCAAGGCAAATACGTAATGCCTGTTAAACATGAGACTATCAAAGAAGCCAAGAATTGGATTCAACAATACGAAGATCAACCTCATTTGGTATATGGCAATACCAGTTTTCAATTTAATTATCTGTACGAACAATATCCTAATCTTGAGTGGAACATGGATGAAGTATTAATTATTACAATTGATATAGAAGTTGCTTGTGAGAATGGTTTTCCAAATGTAAATGAAGCATCTGAACAAATGTTATCTATTACAATTAAAAATCAACAAAACAAACAGATATTTGTATGGGGTGTGGGTAAGTTTAAAACAGAAAGAAAAGATGTTGTTTATATTGAGTGTGATAATGAATATGAATTACTTACAGAGTTTTTAAAGTTTTGGAAAGTAAATCAACCAGATGTTATTACAGGTTGGAATACAGAATTTTTTGACATACCTTATTTGTGTAATCGTATTAAAAAAATAATGGGTGAAGAAACTCTAAAAGATTTATCACCATGGCGTTCAGTAATATCTAAAACAATTTATCAAATGGGTAGACAACATCAAGTTTATGAAATACAAGGTGTTGCAGCTCTTGACTATTACGATCTGTATAGAAAGTTTACATATACTAACCAAGAAAGTTATAAACTAGATCACATTGCTAAAGTAGAACTTGGTATTAGTAAAGATGAAAACCCACATGACACATTTAGAGATTGGTATACAAATGACTTTCAATCATTTATCGATTATAATATTAAAGACGTTGAGATAGTTGACCAATTAGAAGATAAGATGAAACTAATCGAACTATGTTTAACCATGGCATATGAAGCCAAAGTTAATTATGTAGATGTTTTAGGAACTGTTAGGTATTGGGATATGTTAATACACAATTACTTAATGGATAAAAAGATTGTTATACCACAAAAAACTAACAAAGAAAAATCTGACAAGTATGAAGGTGCATATGTTAAAGACCCTCAGGTTGGCGAACACAAATGGGTTGTATCTTTTGACTTGAATAGTCTGTATCCACATTTAATTATGCAGTATAATATTTCACCAGAGACATTAAAAAGTGAAAGAACTGTACCTAATATGAACGTAGATAAGATGCTAAATAAATCTGTGGACACCTCAATATTAGAAAATACTACAATGACACCAAATGGTGCTTTGTTTAGAACTGACAAAAAAGGTTTCTTACCTGAAATGATGCAGACGATGTATGAAGATCGGGTAAAATATAAACGTGCCATGTTGGATGCAAAACAAGAATATGAAAAAACTAAAAATCCAAAACTACTAAAGATGATATCTAAATTTGATAACATACAAATGGCAAGAAAGATTTCACTTAACTCTGCTTATGGTGCGATAGGTAATAATTGGTTTAGATATTATAATCTACCTATGGCAGAAGCAATTACTACTTCTGGTCAGTTATCTATTCGTTGGATTGAACATAAATTAAATGAATATCTGAATAGTTTAAATCAAACAAAAGATATTGATTACGTTGTTGCGTCTGATACAGATTCAGTTTATATTAGATTTGACGAATTGATTGAAAAGTTTAAACCAAAGAACCCAGTTGACTTTTTAGATACAATTGCTAAAGATAAAGTAGAACCATTTATTAATCAATCATATCAAGAACTTGCTGACTACACACATGCATACGATCAGAAAATGCAAATGAAACGTGAAGTAATTGCAGACAAAGGTATATGGACAGCAAAGAAAAGATATATCTTAAATGCACATGACGTTGAAGGTGTTCGTTATCAAGAACCTAAACTAAAAATCATGGGAATAGAAGCAGTTAAGTCTTCAACACCTGCACCTTGTCGTGAAAAGATTAAACAAGCATTACGTATTATTATGGATGGTGACGAAAAACAACTGAATACTTTTATTCAAGATTTTAGGAAAGAGTTTCTTACATTGGCACCAGAGGATGTGGCATATCCTAGAAGTGTAAATGGTTTAAGCAAGTGGACGGAATCACATAACTTATTTAAGAAAGGTGCCCCTATACATTGTAAAGGTGCAATACTTTATAATCATCTTATTAAAAAGAATAAACTTGGTTACAAGTATCCTTTAATACAAGAAGGTGATAAGATTAAATTCTTACATATGAAAATGCCAAACGTATATCAATCGTCTAGTATTTCTTTCATAACAAAACTACCTAAAGAAATTAGTTTTGCAGTAGATTATGATTTACAATTTGAAAAATCTTTTGTAGAACCATTAAACTATATCATAGAAAAAATCAAATGGAATGTTGATAGATCATATGGTACTCAAGGAACGTTAGAGGATTTTTTCGCATGATAGATAATTTACTAAGAGACATTGTTGGCAATGAAACAGTTAATCATGATGTTGCAATTTTAATGAGTGGTGGAACTGACAGTTGTACTTTATTATTTACAGCATTAAGACTAGGAAAGAAAGTACATTGTTATACTTTCAGACCAGAAAATGAAGACACATATGATTCGGTTAAAGCAAAAGAGATATGCGAAATATTTAATGTTCCATTAACAACAATTGATTTACCAGAAAAAAATATAGTAGAAGATTTTAAATTACTTGCATCAAAATATGATTGTAGAAAGAAAACTCAATACGAGTGTACGTTTCCATTAATATATACCTTTCCTAAAATTAAAGAGAAGTATATATTGTCAGGTCTAGCTGCAGACGGATATTATGGAGTAAGTAAAAAAGCAATGATACACTTTAGACATACACTAGAAAAGATGCAACAATTTAGACACAATTACTTTAAAGAAAATCCTAATCCAGCAGGGTATTTACAACTGAAACAATTTTGTGAAGAGTATGACAAAGTGTTATGTGTTCCATATCTAGATGATTCGGTCTATGATTATTTTTATGATAAGACATGGGAAGATATAAACAAACCACATCAAAAGTATTTGATACAAAGTAGATTTGACGAGTTTAATAAGATTAAAATTAAAGGACATATCAACTATCAATTGTGTGCTAAAGTTGATAAATTGTTTGAAAAACTTCTTGACAATAAGACCATAAATCTTTATAATAGAAAACGTGTAATGGATATTTGTAGAGATTGGTATAATATAAATCAATCAAAAGCAAGTTTGGAAAGTTTTTTATAATGAACAAAGAAGTGAAACACGATCATAGATTATTTACAATAGGTTGTTCATTTACAAAATATTTTTGGGATACTTGGGCAGATTATGTTGGTTCGTTTTACAAAGAACATATAAACTTAGGTTCAAGTGGTGCAGGTAATCAATTTATCGCAACGGAGATAACTGAAGCAATTATTGATTATGATATTAAACCAACTGATAGAGTTGTTGTTCAATGGAGCAGTTGTGAAAGAGAAGATAGATATTTAAAAAAATGGAAACTTCCTGGTTCAATATACAATCAAAAATTTTATAATGATGAATGGATTGACAAATATACAACAAAAGAGCATTTTGTAAAAAGAGATTTTATGTTAATACACAATG